AACTGGTAGTCAAATTAATTTTATTCTAGAAGGCAGTCGACGCCACGAATGTACACTAACAAGAGTACACTCAGATGCATATAATGATGAAACTGGCGAAAAATTTGAATTTGACTTTGCTAGAAAAATATATATAAGATCAGATGACTATCTTGGCTCAGACACAGGCATAGTAGATCATCAATGGGCAATGCCTGTACCAGATGGTATGGGACCAGGCGTGTATAGAGTTACTCTATACAGCGAGTTTGATTGTGTATACTTACTTTTCCAAAGAAATAAAGTCCAGATGTTTGATGACATCGCACTCATCATAGAGTAAATAACTGTATGTACGTATTTGGCAACGGCGAAAGTCGCACCTCTATCAATATTAATAATATACATCTTCCAACGGTTGGATGTAATGCTATTGTACGAGACTATCTAGTAGACTACTTAGTATGTGCAGATAAGCGTATGGTAATGGAAGCAATTGGCAGAGCCTATAAAAATCTAATATTTACACGCAATGACTGGATCAATTTATTTAAAGAAACTGCTAATGTCAGAGTAGTTCCACCGTTACCTTATACCGGTACAGACCGATGGGACGAACCATTTCAATGGGGCAGTGGACCATATGCTGTATTAGTAGGAGCAATATATACAAAAACTAATACTGTAGGCCTTATTGGATTTGACTTGCACAGCGAAACAAACACTGTGAATAACATTTACAAAGGAACACCAAACTACATTGATGCAGATAAACGAGCAGTAGATCCACGTTACTGGATACATCAAATAGGAATGGTATTTAAATCTTTTCCAAAAATACAATTTACAATATATCAAGATAATTGGGAATTGCCCAAAGCCTGGAATCAATCTAATGTAATGGTTGACAAGATAAGTAAAATACGTTATAATTAGTTATAACATTAACAGGACTTGGCGTCAACCCTTCTAACTCTGCCGCTCATATGTTAACTACAGGAGAATAATATGGGAAAATATTTAAGCACTAAGCATTACGGACACAACATTGGACTGAGTGCAGTGTTCCGTCAACCTAATGCAGATCATTCACACTGCCATTTGCTACACGGATATAGTTTAGCATTTACATTTACATTTGGATGTGATGAACTAGATAATAAAAACTGGGCAGTAGACTTTGGTGGATTGAAACCTTTGAAGCAATGGCTAGAAGATCATTTTGATCACAAGACAGCAATTGATAAAAACGATCCACACTTGGATACATTTTTAAAATTACAAGATATGGATCTAGCAGAAATTGTTATTATGGATGGTGTTGGTGCAGAGAAGTTTGCAGAACACGCATTTAACTTTGCAGATAAACTAGTACGTGATATGTCCGGCGGACGTTGTTATTGCGTAAGAGCAGAATGTGCAGAACACGGAGCAAACTCAGCGATATACGAGGCATAGTTTGGTCAAAAAGTACGTCGATGGTGAAACTAAAGAAGAACGCAAAACACGCAAAGCCTTAGACAAGGTGCAAAAAAGTGTTGAAGTTGTTCAAAGTTTGCCGCAGAAAAGTGTAAACAACAAATACTATGTTCTGTGTCTAAAGCACGGAACAAAGTATAGTGAAGAATATGTAAATGTTCTTTACGGTATGGTAAAACGTTATTGCACACTTGATATTGAATTTGTATGTTTAACTGACAATACAACTGGTATTAATCCTAATATTACTACTATTGCATTACCATCGGGCATTGCAGGTTGGTGGTGTAAGCCCTACATATTTTCAAACGACCTTGGCCTTGACGGCACAGTACTGTATATGGATTTAGATGTTGTAATAGCAGATAATATTGATCAGCTGTTTACATTTAATAACAATGGCTGGAGTACTATTAGAGACTTTACTCGCAAACAAAGACCTAATTGGCAAAAATACAACAGTAGTGTTGTTAAGTTTAACACAGGCGAACTAGACTATCTGTGGACAGGTTTTAAAAAGCACCAAGTCCAATATCAAAAAAGACTACACGGTGATCAAGATTGGTTGTACGAAGTAACACACATCGACAATCCAGCAGTTCTTTTTCCTGACCATTGGATACAAAGTTGGAAATGGGAAATAAGAACTCTTAAAGATTTGAACTACAAACAGCCAAGAGGAAAAAGAACACTAAGAACAATAGAACACTGTACGCCACCGCCTGGGTGTTGTATATGTGTATTCCACGGAGATCCTAATCCAGAAAATTGCGAAGATCCGTGGGTAATTAAAAATTGGAAGGAATAAAAATGAAACATCAAGAACATAATTTGTTTCCTACACTTGTTATAGCATACGATTTAACTGGGTTGGTTGACAACGAAAAACTTATAGATGACTATAACGGTCAAAAACATATGCTAGTTGACGGCAATGGTACTAGTAATTATAGCGGCGGTGGCTGGGATTTAGAAAATTTTCCAGGACTTAGAGACACACTACAAGATCGTGTTAATCATTATGCTTCTGTATTAAATTTATGTCAAACTACTGTTACTAATACGTGGATGAACAAAATGGATCCAGGTGGAAAAGTTAAACCTCACAGACACGAAGGTAGTGTTGTTAGTGGTGCATACTATCCTTCAGCACCTAAAGAGGCTGCTCACTTAGTTTTTCATAGTCCGATTAGTATGTACAGAATGAATGATGTATTTGAAGCTGAAAATGATAGAAATACATATTTTAACTTTTTCCCTGTACAAGAAAGCATACTATACATTTTTCCTAGTTGGTTACAACACGAAACTGAAATCAACACTGTTGAAGATCGATATGTTTTGAGCTTCAACACCGGAAGAAACTTTTGACAAACTTGAAGAAACGTGTTATACTATTTAAACAATGGTACAGACAACTACGACAACATCCGCATTACGCTTGGTACAACTGTGTACAATGGGCGTGGAGCAATTCAGGCACACACGAGCTAGACGGCTCATACAGGGAATGGTAATTTATGGATCTTAAATTTACAACAGCAGGAGACTATGTGAAATCACAACAGCAACGTATCGGCTTTGCTTGCAAGTATATGCATCCAGACCAAACGCAGAAAAAGAAACTGCTTGAAGAAATTCAGCGTCCACTAAATACTAGAAGCACAACAGTACAATGGCTCAATAGGCAAACACGTGAAGTAGCAGAAGAACGCTTGTGGGATATTATGGTCCACAACATACAAAGCTATCAGAACATTATTGCTTATGTTGGTGGGTTACCCGATGAACTACGTATGCTTAGACTAGGCAGCGATGTTCTTCCTGTTTACACACAAGCAGATTGGTCTTACTTTTGGCAGAAGCCTGATGTTATTGAATACTGTGAGAAAAACTTTGCTAATGTCGGTAAGCAAGCAAGAGCCCTTGATGTCCGACTATCGATGCATCCAGGTCAGTTTACTGTACTTGCAAGCGATAACGAAGAAATTGTAGATAGGAGCATAGAAGAATTTGAATATCACACCAATGTCATCCGCTATATGGGTTACGGCAGACAATTCCAAGACTTTAAGTGCAACGTACACATATCAGGCCGCAATGGTCCAGCCGGTATTAAGGCCGCCCTCAAGCGGTTATCGCCAGAGGCGAGAAACTGTATTACAATCGAGAACGACGAAAACAAGTGGGGACTCGACTCGAGCCTCGAGCTTGCAGACGACCTCGCACTTGTCCTCGACATACACCATCACTGGTGCCGTGAAGGAGAATACATACAGCCCACCGACGATAGATTTGCTCGCGTAATAGATAGCTGGCGTGGTGTGCGTCCTGCAATACACTACAGCTACAGTAGGACAGAACACTTACCCGAAGGCTATGCACACGATACATTACCTGATATGCCGGCGCTATTAGAAGCAGGCTACAAAAAAGGTAAGCTACGTGGACACAGTGATTACTATCCTAATCAGGTTGTAAATGACTGGGCCCTTAGCTTTTTACCTTACACAGATATTATGTGCGAGAGCAAGTGTAAGAATCTAGCAAGCATTGACCTATATAAATACAAAGAGGAGTTAGAACACTATGAGCTATTTAAACAGAATGTACAGCCGCAAAGCAAGTCCTTCGTTACCGACTGCGTCTGATAAAAATCCAAACAGAGTTACCGGTGGCCTTAGAGGTCAAGGTGTAGATACACTAACGATGGTAAGCGAAGACGGCAGCTCGAGAGAACTTCCGACACTAGAATATGTTCGTAGTTTAGAAGAACAATCAAGAAAGCAAAGAGCTGCTATTACTACGTTAGAACGTAAAGCTAACAAGCAGGAAACAGCTATTCAGCAATTAACTTCAGCTGTTATGCAGCGGAGATAGCTTTAATAATATCTGCTTTTTTCATACTTGCATTAACTTTTACTTTTGACTTTTTTGCGTGAGCAAGTAATTCATCTTTTTTCATTGTAGACAAATCAACTGCTTTTTTCTTAGATGCTACTTTTTTAGGTGATACTTTTTTAGTAACTGTTTTCTCAATATCTAACTTGCGAGGCTCTGATGGAAACTGCATTTCAATAACTGATTCAACTGTTCCATATCCCATTACCCGTTTTAACCATTTAAACATAATTTTCTCCTTTGGAACTATATTTACTAAATATTCATACACAAGGAGAACAAATATGATTAAGAAATGGATTAACAGTAGACTAGAAGAACGTACATCTTGGGACGGAGCAATGCTTATTGGCGTTGGCTTAGTTGTCTTAATTGCAGGACCTTTCGCTAAATTAGCCGCATATGCCGCAATAGCATATGGTGCTTGGACTATGTGGAAGTCAGAGTAAATGGCATTTTGTACACTAACTGATTCAGCTAAAAAGCAGATTGATACTATCTGCCAAGAACATAATGCAATCGCTGTCACTTTAAATATGAAGGGTGGTGGCTGTGCAGGATTTGAATACGATTGGGGTACAATTAGCGATGCTAGTGAAATTGAAGAAGGCGACGAAATCATAGCAACAGGTCAAGGCTTTAATTTTATCATTGGGACTGCTAGTATAATGTTTATGATAGGTACTGTTGTAGACTACAAAAAAGATATTATGGGATCAATGTTTGATATATCAAACCCTAATGCACAAAGCAGTTGTGGATGCGGAGTAAGCGTAAACTTTGATATAGATAAGTTAAGCATACCTGCAATTTAAATATTACTAATAGGCATTTCAGAGCTTGCAGGCATATTCCATATTTGTTTGCGCTCTACGCCTTTCTTTTGAGCAAAAACCTTACTATCACAGGTCTTACATACGTGAAAGTAGTTATTGCTTAGACGCTTTGGATCCATACTACCTCTAGCACGTTCAAACTCTGTATCGCAATTATCACATCTTAACACAACCATAGTATTAGTTCTATGATACTGATGCTCTTTACCAGTTTTACTTACACGGATGTGTTGTGATTTTAGTTTGTATTCTCTTATAAACATAATAGTATTTACATTAAGATTATAAAATGATACGATAAATAACTATGTTAAAGCATAAAATCACAGCGGAGAATTCATAAATGGCAAGACAAGACGTTAATATTGGTGTAGAAGGCAATGACGGCACCGGCGATAGTATTAGAGAATCATTTCGTAAAGTAAACGAAAACTTCCAAGAAGTTTATGCAATTTTTGGACAAAGTGGAACAATTAGCTTTACAGCACTTAGTGACACACCAAATGCATTACTTCCTAACACAATTCCATTAGTTAAAACAGATGGCAGCGCCATTGATTTAGTTGAACTTGCATCTAATAATGCTTTAGATTCTACTAAAGCTGACACAATTGCGTTTAACTACACTGTAGGCGGAAAGCTAGTTATTAGTACAGCATTTACCGAACTAGCAGATGACGCCAAACCTAATTTACAAGCACCATTAAATGCTGGCGGTAACTCTATTGCTAACATTAATGTATCAGCAGCCGGCGCACAGCTCTTTAACGCTATACATAGTACAAACATTAATATCGATGACCTTGTTATTAACAAAGGTTATGCAGATAGACGCTACATTAGTTCAGGACTGCCTATTAGAGTTGCAGCTGAGCCATTAAGCCAAGATCAATATAAACTTAGTATTTCACGTTATATCAACGGCAATATTGAAGCTTTAAGTCACGGATATGATACGAGTATTAACGGATTAAAATTTGTTTTTGATTCAGTATATAATGATCCAACAGGCTTACAGTCAGACACTGCCGCATTAAACATAGTTGCTGGACAAACCTATAAAATTAAAACAGCAGGTAATGTTCCGTGGACAACAATTGGTGCTGACACCGGCGTTGTTGGTGAAGTATTTACAGCTACAGCTACTACATCAGCAACAGGACTTGTTCAACCTGTTTACTTTTTAAGATATGTTACTGAGAACTTTTTATCAGTATTCCTTAGCAGAGAAGATGCTGCACTAGTAAACGATACTGAAGCAGATGCAGCTAAAAGTTATGTCTCAGGAATAAAAGCTGACGATGACACACATCTAATGATTGACACTGGTGTTGATTCTAGTTTAGATGGCAACTATCTAAGTGATGTTGCTATGCCGAGAGAAAGCATTGTCCGTAGACAAGGCGATGTTATGGAAGGTATATTAACACTTTCAGATCACCCCGGCGACCTTGAAGGCTTTGGCAAACCAAATGGTGCAGATGATTTACAAGCTGCAACAAAGTTTTATGTTGATAATGCAGGATATGCATCAACTCAAAATATATTTGTTAGCTTAGATGGCGATGATAGAATGGTCGGCGTACCTCCTGGAAAAGAAGGTGCATCATTAAACTATGCTTATCGTACTATTAATGCTGCCGCAAGACGTGCTGAAGAAGTTATTCAAACATCACCAGAAGAACCAGGTCCGTATTTCCAAACAGTAACTAATGAAAATGGTGTAAACCAGTCAACAGTTACTACAACAGGGTTTGTTGGTACAGATACCTGGGATGGACAACAAACTGGTGATTTAATTAAAATTAACAGAGCGTACTTATTAAAAGAAATATCAGGTTGGATTAAGTATACTTTTCCAGAGTTTGTTTATGAAATATCAACTTGTGAAAGAGACACTGGCTTAATCCTTGATGCTGTTGAATATGACATTCGTAGAGGACTAAATGCTAACTACCTTTCAAGAATTGCTGCTGAAAGATACTATTCTAGTGTAAGTGGTCGAATTGCTATCACACAGCAAAAAACAGAAACAATAGGATCTATTAACCAACTAAAATCATTTGTTGATGCTGTTTTACAGAACAAATTATATAACGAAAAAATAGTTGACCTAGTTACACTTAGTGGAACTGCTAATGAACGTGCTAGAGTACAAACACAAACTGATCACGGCTTAGTAGACGGAGATCAAGTTGTATTTAAAAGTATGGGCGGAATGGTTGAAATTGAAAGCCAATCAGCATTTGTTAAAAACATTGCACAGTCAGATATTGCATTAGATGGTAAGGTAATTGAACTTTATAGAGATGCAGAGTTACTCGAGCTTTGGGACATTAGTGCTTATACACCTTATACTACTGGCGGACTTATTGGTCAAGTATTCCAACCTAGAGTATCTGACTTTGAAGCTACTAAATTGCTACAAACATTTGACCAGCCAGACGCAAGTAACACTTCAAGACTTGCAATTACTGGAAGCGGCGGTAAGTTTGATCAAATTGTTGATATTATGTCAACAGGCATCGAAGCAGGCGTAGACACTGTATTCGGAAGAAACTATAAAATTGTATTAGATAATGGTGCAGGTACCTTTGTTGATCAAGCAGATCCAGATAACACTGACATTCTTCCAGGTAAGGTAGTAGTAGGTAATATATCCGGAGCGAGAGGTCGTGTTGTTAAAGTTACAACTAACGACGGCACAGAAAGTAACAACGACACAATTGAATTGATACAATTAACTGGTAATGACTTTGCTGTAAACGAAACTGTAAGATATGGTAACTACGTTAGAGAAAAGCAAATTACTATCTTTGTTGAATCAGGTATTTACGAAGAAGACTTACCAATTAAGATTTCAAATAACGTATCACTCAAAGGTGACGAATTTAGACGAGTAATTATTCGTCCTAGAAAACGTGTATCACAAAGTGTTTGGGCAGATACATACTTCTTTAGAGATTCAGAATTTGACGATATTCCATTAGCAACAACTGGTGAGCCGTTTGTAAACCAAGTTGGAGTTACACAAGGTTACTTTGGACGTCACTATCTAGATGATAACACAGCACTTAAAAATGTAGGAGCAACAGTTAATAACGTAGGTAGTTATAACACTGCTTCAAACATTATACAACGCAACAAAGCATTTATTCAAGACGAAGTTATCAACTTTGTTAGTACAAATAATCCATCATTAATATATGACATTGCTAAGTGTAGAAGAGACACTGGGCTAGTTGTAGATTCATTAGTAAAAGACTTAGTAAGAGGCGGACAAGAGTTTGCTCTTGAAACACAAGGTCAGTACAACGATGCATATATTAGTGAATTTAATAATGACGGCTTCGGTGGACAAGAAGCTGTTACTGTACAAGCTATCAATTATATTTCAACACTTGCAGGTGATTTATTAGTTGCAACAGCTCCAGCACAAAACGGAGCTACAGTTCCTGATGTATCTTTAGGAGCAGGGGAAAGTGGTACAGTATTACTTGTAGACCAACTAGTAGACGTAATTGTATTTGCATTTGATGCAGCTTACAATCCACCAAAGCGCAATGACGCAGACGGTATGGATGTGTTTATGATGTCAGACGCTAGTATTTTAAGAAATGCTACTGTACAAGGTCACGGCGGCTTTATGGTTGTACTTGATCCTTCAGGACAGGTTCTAACTAAATCACCATATATTCAAACTGGATCATCGTTTAGTAAAAGTGATAACCAAAAACGCTTTAGAGGCGGTATGTATGTTGATGCATTCACAGGTAACATTCCAGTATACATTCCACAAACTATTAACACAGGCACATTTAATGGTAATGGTAAAATTAATAATTTTGAAATGTGGATACGAAGTCAGCCTGGACAAGGACTGTTTATTCGTCCACCACAACTACCGTGTCCATTCTATGTAGAAGGAAGACGTTATCAAGTTAACGCTATCAGTGAATATGATAGTAGTAACGGTTGGTGTAAGGTTTTCTTAGATGCAGATTCCAATGGCGGGACAGGATACGACGAAACACAGTTTGATGACGGACTATACTACAGAAACATATCATTGCAAACAGCTGGTAACAGAAGTATGCTTGGTAACGACTTTACACAAATCAACGACTTAGGATACGGACTTGTAACTAACAATGGTGCGTTCTCTGAGATGGTTAGTATGTTTACATACTACTGTCAAGTAGCATACTATGCTAAAAACGGTTCAGAGATTAGATCACTTAACGGTTCAAATGGTTATGGTAACTTTGGCTTAGTTGCTGAAGGTGCTGATCCAAACGAGATTCCAGATCAAGTTACACTTAAATATCCAATGGCAGTTCCTGCAAAAGCATATACAAGTGTTGATACACCAAATGCTTTTGAAGATACAACACTATATCTAACTGATATGAGATATCCGCCAAGTGTTAACTCATTAATTACTATTGACCACGGTGGGTCAACCGGCGTACTTAACTATGTTATTTCAAACGTACAGAATATGTCAGACACTGACAACGACGGACAAATAGGCGAAACAGCAGGTGATATTACAGCAAGTGGTGGTGTATACAGTAATAATGTTTATAAGTTAGAACTTAGAGCAGACGAAGTTAGTGCAGAAGACTTCTTTGGTAGTTTACGAGCTACAGTAACTAACGGTTCTTACGTTGAATATAGAAATAACTTTACACACATATACGAAGGCGTAACAGATCCAAGTAAACTTGTAACTCGTCCTTCGACTGCAATCAACTATGACGAATCAGATGCAGCAACATACAGAAGTTTAGCATTCCAGAACATTGATACATTTGGTCAACCACTAGCTGCTGATGAAGTTTTGGTAGGGCTCGAAGTTGGGTATAACTTTGTATCACCTGAAGTTGCAACAGGTAACTTATCTGGTGGATTTGGATCTGCACAAGGCGATACAAAAATTGCTATACTTGCACTTGGTGCTCCATTACAAACTAGACTGACTAGAGATATTGCAGGCAAACAACCAGGCGATGCTGGTTATGCAGGCGGTATGGTATTTACTTGGTTAGGTAAAATACACCAAGTAACAGGTTATGATGACACTACAGAGGCATTCCCTTACATTACAATCAGTGATGAAGGTACTAATGTCAACGGTAGCTATTCAGGCACTGGTTTAACTAACGGCATAAGTGCTAGTGATAGAGTATTAAATTGCGGACTTAACGTTGGAGCAACAGCTGAAATTACTATTGCTATTTCGTTGTGTAGAGCAACAGGACACGACTTTACACAAATTGGTACAGGTGGATTTAACGATTCAAACTATCCAAACGTTATTTTAGGTGATCCTGAAAACTCTTTAGCAGATAGTTATACTGATGGCGAAACAGCAACTACATCACAAGTTTGGGAAAGACGCAAAGGGCGTGTGTTCTGGATGAGTACAGACCAAAACGGTTTCTTCCGTGTTGGTAAGTTCTTTAGTGTAGATCAAGCAACAGGTGATATTACATTTGCTGGTGAAATTGGTATTTCAAATGCTAACTCATTAGGATTTAAACGTGGTGTTACAATTAACGAATTTAGTGCTGATGACTCAATGGCTGATAATTCAGGACAAGCTACACCAACAGAAAAAGCAGTCGTTGGTTATATCAATCGTATACTAGGTTGGAATGTAGGAGCGCAATCTCAAATTCCAGCAGCACCTGGAGGCAACAGAATTGGAGTTGGCTTCCTTCCATTAAATGGTAGTAGTGCGCTTGAAGGCGATATTGATATGGGTGCAAACCAAATCACTAACGTAGCATTACCAGGTGTTGACGGAACAGCAGCAGCAAACAAAAATTATGTTGATGACAAAGTTAACGACTATGACCAATTAGAAGATTTAAGAAACATTGAGTTTAACAGTATTGCAGCAGATGATATTATTGTTGCTACTGGTAAGAAAAGAATTGTTGTTGAATTAACTTCAGGTGGTAACTGGGCAGCAGGAGATGTTATTGGATTACAAAATAGTTCAGTAAAAGCAGGTACTATTGTTGATGTTGAATCTATAACTGATTCATTACTTGGTAGCCAGTTAATGGTTACGTACACTGCTACAACTGGCGTATTTGACATTGGTGAAACACTTTATGATAAACCAGGACAAAGTATTTTTGCAACAATCGTAGACGGACCAATTGATGAAATTGCAAACGCAAGCGAAGCAACAGCTAGTGATATTAATGTTACAGTTACTAGAACAGCGGCAGGAGCAGAATACAACTTACAATACGAAGCTGACAGTCTTATTGATAACGATGTTAAGAGTGACGCAGCAATACGTCAAAGTAAGTTGCTTATGCAGTCTGCAGATACATTTGTTGAGTCAACTGGATGGACTGGTGCAAAAGCACAAGCAGACTTAGGTCTTGCTAAATTTAGTGCAGATAACTTTAATACAGCTGATGGCTTTGTAAGAATTAAAGACAACGGTCTTGTTTTTGCAGAATTAAAAGACATTGGCCAGTACCAAGTATATGGTAGACAAACTGCAACTTCAGGTGATCCTGAAGCAGTTAACTACAGTGATGTAATCAAGTATGGCCTTGGATTAGAAGACAAAGACTTCAATGCAAGAGAATGGGAAGATCCAGCTCTTACTAAATTAGTTTTTACTAGTCCAGTATCAGTTAATGACGAAGATCTTCTTACTCAAGGAGCGGTAAGTGGTACAGTACAAGGTACAGTAAACAACGAAACAACTGTTTATCTACATAGTGTTGCAGGAGCGTTTAATACATCAGGTAACGTAGTTAATACAACACAAGCAAATGCATCAGTAGGTGTTCCAGATACTACAAATACTGTAACCGAGCGTGGATCAGCATTAATTAAATTAGGTAACGGCGTATATGCTACAACTGAAATATCAAGTGGTACTGGAGATAACACAATTGTTAGAAGAGGTACTGACGGTTCAACTGATGCTTCTAAAATTAAAGTTGGTGGATATGATACTCTTACACTAAGCAGTACAACAATTGCATTTAAGACACCGGGCGGTGCTAACATAATTACAGCGGCTGGTAACACTAGTGCAGACCTACAAGTTAAAGTACCAGGACACTTAGTACTAGGCGGCATTACAAACAGTAGTGGTAACTTTATAGAATCAGCAGCTAAATCAGGATCAACTAGCTTTGATGATGGGAGTTATGTTGCATCTAGTTGGATGTACACAAACTTTATCGAAGCAGCAAGTGAATCAGGAGGCACAGCAGCTAATACAACAGGTATTGGCTTAGGCGCAGGCAATGGGTTTGCAGGTGCAGCGGCAGATGTGATCGTAATGGTTGCAAGCGGCACACCAAGGCTAACTATTGCAGCTGCAACTACTACAGTTGAAAATAACTTAAAAGTAGACGGTACAACAGTAATTGATGGACAAACTACTATTAATGACAGTTTATTAATAAATTCTGCTAATGAAATATTTAGAATTAGAAACGGTACTAACAACACTAATAGATTCCAAGTTGACACTGACAACGGTAACACAACTATTAATGGAACACTTACAGTAGGTGGACTAGCACAATTTAACGGTAGTGTTAACTTAGGTAATGCCGCAAGTGACACAGTTACATTTGTTGCAGACGTTGACAGTAATATTATTCCAGATGGTAATGGTACTCGTAACTTAGGTGCAAGTGGATCACGTTGGGGTACTGTATATGGTAACACACTTAGCGGAGTTGCTACAACAGCGAAATACGCTGACTTAGCAGAAAACTATGTAGGCGACGAAGCATACGAACCAGGCACTGTTGTTGTGTTTGGCGGTGAAGATGAAGTAACTACAACATCAACCAAAGGTGATCGTAGAGTAGCAGGCATTGTTTCAACTAATCCAGGATATTTAATGAACTCAGAGCTAGATGCGGTAAATACTGTAGCAGTAGCATTACAGGGACGTGTTCCGTGTAAAGTAATTGGATCAGTATTTAAAGGTGATATGTTAATAGCAAGTGCAATACCTGGATATGCAATGGTAAACAATGATCCAAAAATAGGTACAGTTATAGGCAAAGCTGTAGAAACCAAATTAGACCCTGATAAGGGCGTAGTTGAAGTAGTTGTAGGAAGAACATAATGACAAACAGAATACCACTAGTAGTTGATATAGAAGATGGCAACAAAATAAAAGAATTGCCCGCAGGCGATAATTTAAATTTAGAAGGTTCAGCGTTAATAAATGCTACAAGTGTTTCAACTACTGGAGCATTAACAGCAGCATCAATAAATGTTGGAGGAACAGCGTTATCAGCATTAGCAACAACTGCTAACTACGATGACTTAAATAATACTCCAATATTGTTTACTGGTGATTACAACGATTTACAAAATAAACCGTTTATACCATTACGCTCAAATGATTTACAAAACGTATCTAGCATTGCACCAGCAAACGGTGAAGCGTTAATATGGAATAGTGTTAATAATCAATGGGAACCTAATTCAATTGTATCAGCATTTGATGCTGTAACAAATCTACAAGATCTACAAAATGTAATTATTAGCGGCGCAGTAGATAACAAGTATTTAAAATACTATTCCGGAGCGTGGAGAGCTGCTAACGTAACATATGCAGAAGTACAAAATACACCAACAAACGTAAGTCAATTTGTTAATGATGCAGGATATATTACAGCTCAAACAGATAGTCAATCATTATCACTTGTTGGATCAAATCTAACTATTAGTAATGGTAACACTGTTGACTTAGCTATTCCAACACTTACAAGTCAATTAACAAACGATGCAGGCTTTCTTACAGCTCAAACAGATAGTCAAGAATTAAACTTAATTGGTACTGAATTAAATATTAGCGGTGGCAACACAATTGACCTACAACCTTTATTAGATCCATTAGACGGTGACTTTTTAGGTTCAGTGTTTGCTGATGATAGTACACTGATGATAGACGGTACTAATGCTAAAATCGTAGGTAAGTTTGAAGGGCCGCAGAGTACAATTAAAGCTGAAATTGAAACTATTGGAACTAATGGCGATGTGGTTAGTTTAGATGTACTTACAAGTCAACTTTATAATGTCACTGACTCAGACAATCCTACAGTGCAGCTTCCAAACGGTATTGTAGGACAAATGAAGATTTTTATAATGATGGCTGATAATCCTTCCGGCATTGATGTTGCTCCGTCTAACTTATTTGGTGGTGCCGCAATTTCCTTTCTTACAGCAGGTCAACACATTATGCTGATTTATACTACAGACGGATGGGCAAAAGTTGGTGGCAATATTTCGCCTTCCACTTAATTTAAATAAATATATAAAACGGAGAATATATTAAATGGCAATTCAAAATATTAATGTGGGGAACATTGCAAATGACGGTACAGGGGATGACCTCCGTGAAGCCTTTATTAAAGTAAATGCTAACTTTACAGATGTTGACAGCAGAATAGCTACAGGTGTATTAAGTGCAACCAACCGTGGCGTAACCGGCGAAGGCATATATTATGACAATGTCAATAATACATTACAATTTAAGCGTATAATTCCAGGTGCAAATACACAAATTACAGCAAACAACGACACTCTTACTATTAGTTCTACAGGTGGGCTAACAAGTATACTTGTATTATCTGATAACGGAAGTGTAAATGTAGGTGGTGGAAATTATTTAGGTATAGAAGGTAGACAAAATATTAATACCGCAGTCTCCGGACAAACAGTATTTGTAGATGTTGACCCACTAAATTTAGTTGAACAGGATGTTAGTCCTAGGTTGGGCGGAACATTAGATGCTAATCAAAAGAATATTATTAATGCTGATACACTTAGTGCAGGACAAATGTTTGGTAACTTAACTGGACTAGTACACGGCATTGATGTTAGACCAATTTACGCTTACTTCGATCAAGAATGGGACTTTGGTCCAATTATTAATAGACAATTTAATTCATTAATTGATTATGTACTTAATAATGCTTCTGTAGATATGGGCGGATTTATTGGTAGTGATGTATCAGATACAAATATCGACCTCGGAACTATTGCTTAACGCCGATAAATACTGTACGGAGAACGTATAGATGACAATTTGGACACAACGATCAGGTACTAAACTTGCACAGCTTCAGGAGCGTATTACTACAACAGTTGCGTTACCTGTAGATCCCTCAGCTACCATTAAATTAATTAGCGGTAAGTTACCAAAAGGTATGAGGCTTAACGGAATCATAATTGAAGGCACTCCGTTAGAAGTACCAAGAAATACTATTTACAGATTTGTAGTTAGAGCAACATTAAACGACGAAGTACAAGACCGTACTTATAACATCGAAGTACAAGGCCCTGACGAACCACAGTGGATTACTACTCCAGACTTATTAGACATTGGTGCTAATGGCACGTTCTATATATTAGACAGTACTCCAGTTGAGTATCAGTTTCAAGTAATAGATAATGATACTAGCTCAGGACAAGTACTAACATATTTCTTAGGTGCAGATTCAGGAGAGTTACCACCAGGAATTACTTTAACACGAGACGGCAAACTTATTGGTGTAGTTGACCCAGTACTTGCATTAGAAAAAAATGCACGTAGCGGATTCTACGACGAGAGCCAATTTGATAGAAACCCATACGATTTTAGTATAGCAAGCGCACAGGGGTTTGATAGTTTTTACTATGATATAACTATCTATGACTTTGCAACACCAACTCAGGTACCTAAAAAACTAAATCGCTTTTACCAGTTTACAATAAGTGTTACTGATGGTGATACTACAGCACAGCGTACTTTTAGAATATACGTTGTTGGAGATGATTTTTTACGTGCAGACAACACAATTATGCAAGTTGGGTCGGGCATCTTCTCTGCAGACAACACGCACATTAGAACACCAATATGGCTAACACCAAGTGACCTTGGAGTTCGTCGTGCAAATAATTACATTACATTATTTTTAGATATTATTGATCCTAACAGTTTAACTGGTTACACATATTATGAGTTAAAGACTACAAACGATGACGGTAGTACAAGCACACTTCCACCTGGTATGCAACTTGATGCACAGACCGGCGAAGTGTCTGGGCTAGTGCCATATCAACCTGCTGTGACAAGAGAATACAAGTTTACTGTAAACGCTGTACGTGTTACCGGCGGTAGTGCAGAAAGCACAGAGACACAAAAAACTTTTAAAGTATTACTACTTGGTGAAGTTAATAGTAATATTAATTGGGTTACACCATCTGACTTAGGCGATATTAATTCAAACTTTTTATCTACACTAAGCGTAGTAGCAACTAGTGATGTGCCAGATGCATTTGTATTGTATTCAGTAGACTCAGGAACACTTCCTCCAGGTTTAGAATTAGCATATGATGGCGAAATCATTGGTAAAATTAATAACTTTGGATCAGCTACTAGTGTAGGCTTAACAGTATTTGATAGTGCTAATTTAAAATTAGACGGCAATACTACTAGCATAGATAGAACTTATACATTTACAGTAAAAGCACAAGACCATTTTGGATATAGTGCAATTACTAGAACCTTTACAATAGATATATCAGATCCTGATGATAAGTTGTATTCAAACATATATTTTTCACCATTACTAAAACAAACACAGAGAACTACATTTAATAACTTTGTAAGAGATGTTGCAATATTTCCAACTGAAAATATATACAGACCAAACGATCCTGAGTTTGGATTAACAAGAGACATTAAATTATTAGTGTATTCAGGTATTGAGTCTAAACTAGCAGAACAGTATGTTGCGGCATCTGCTCTTACTACTAAAAGAAAAAATTATAAAATTGGTAATTTGAAAACCGCAGTTGCAAAGATACCCGGAACTAATAATGTAGTATATGAAGTAGTTTATTTAGATATTAAAGATCCTTACGAAAAAGATGGCAAGGTTGCTGAGTCAATTACTATTAAAAATAATGCTAAAATTTTAGTCAACAGTGTAAGAGCTGAACCTAACAACCCATTATACGATGATGCAAAAAATCAAATACTAGTATATACAAGATCATCTGCAGAAGGTGTAGGGCTTAATAGACGTAGCATAACAATTAGTAGACGCACTGGCGATGTTAGTTATGACTATGGTACTAATGTACAAATTGAGGTTAGAAGCGGTATTGACATCGAAATAACAAACGAAGGGTTTCCTAATAATAACCTGGCTGCTAGACCTCAACCAGCAGAAAATACAATACGTACAGATCTAAACGCAATTAAAGTAAGTGATACTAATAAAATTGTAAGATACATTAGCAATATAAGTAATTTGCGAAAGAAATTTAGTCAACTAGGAAGAACAGAGAGAAACTTTTTACCACTGTGGATGCGTACAGCACAGCAAGACAGTATACAAGAGCTAGGATATACACTAGCAATACCTCTTTGTTATTGTAAACCTGGTACAAGTGAAACTATCAAAGCTGCAATTAATTTTAGTGAATTTGATTACAGACAGTTTGAGTTAGATATTGATAGATTCCTGATAGACAGCACTGAAGGTGTTGGAGATCCTAAATACTTCGTATTTGCTAACTACGAGTTAAATATATAATAAATATCTTTGGAGATAAAAACAATGGCAAGTAATATAAACACAACAAATATTGATGCAGCGTATCCGGTCGCAGGACAAGATAACGATTCGCAAGGGTTTAGAGATAACTTCTCAACAATTAAATCAAACTTTGTGGCATCAAAAACAGAGATTGAAGCAATTCAGTCTACAACAGCACAAGGCATTACATATGATAGTGGTAACAATCTAAATGATTTTAACGCAACTATTATTGAAGATGCTAGTTTACAATCAGTAACACAAGAAGTAAACGTTATTGCAGGGGTTAACAGTCAAACAGACATTAACTTTACTAACGGACATTACCAAGCAGTTACAGTAACAGCAGACGTAACACTACGTTTTGCATTGTGGCCAGCTACTTTAAAATACGGAAAGATTCGTATGGCCCTTATTAGTGACGGAGTAGATTCTGATCCGAGCGGTCGCGCAGGGCTAGGAAGAAGAGTAACTTGGACTACAGAATCCGGCGGCTCAATTAAATATGGTACAGGCTATCCAACAAACTTAGATATTAAATCAACTAGCGATCCTATTATGGTTGATGTGTTTACTGTTGATGGCGGCACCGTTGTTTATATTGAATATATTGGTCAATTTACACCGTAATGTTTAATCCACTAGTAGATTCATTTGATGCGTTATCTAATAACGAGATTGAACAAAATATTAGTTCGCTTTCTCGTAAGTATTTTCAAACGCATAATCCAAGTGTTCAGGCGCAAATTGCGTCTATACTAGAAATGTACAAGTTAGAGATGAGAGTACGTACTGCTCAGGCCGCACACAAACAAAGTCAAGATAATGGAGATAATTCTCTTGACAATTTGATTAATATCAGTTAAAATAAGTGTATGCTTATGAAAACTGACGAACTCGGTATCCCACGATTTACAAATAAAGACTTAGTTGATATGATCTATAGTGGTCACGTTGACAAGTGTCACGTAGTTTTATGTGAACCATCAGATGATGTAGACAAGTTTAATGTTGCTATGGAAGAACAAGGACTTGATAAATTACAAAATTATATTCCATTAGATGTAGATCAAACAACTTTTGACGGCGTATGTCAAAGTGAATGGTTTATGCCTGATGAATACAAAGACCTTAATGTATATAAGTATGTGCTAGGTAAAGCAGAAACCCCCTGTGAACAACCTGTACAAGATCGCATTTGGGAAGAAATAAAAGCATATGAAGAACGTGATATGCTTAACTTATTACGCTATATGATTTATCTCGTAGACTTTATGCGTGAAAATAATATTGTATGGGGTGTAGGTAGAGGTAGTTCTGTAGCAAGCTATGTGTTGTACTTAATAGGTGTACACAAGATTGATTCAATCCAGTATGGCCTGGATTGGCAGGAGTTCCTGAGATAAGTACTAATATAACTAGGAGAAGATAATATGCCAATGAAACAAACAGGACGCAAAGTTTATAAAACTATGCAAGGTAAAACCGTTGATATGGATTTACTACGTCAACGCAACGAATTAACACCAGCAGTAGGTAACGCAAAAGTTAATGCTCGCGGTGATGAATTAGGTCCAGGTGGACAAATCATTAAAAAACGTGAAGAAGTTTTAGGACAGTATTACAAAAATAATACACCAGACGAAATCGCAGTAAAAAGAGGACAACCCGTAGCAGATGAACCACAATTAGACGACAGCGGAAAAGACGTTACGGATGATTGGGTAGAACCAGTTGCTGAAGATACCTTCGTAGAAGACGAAGACGGAAACTTTATACAAAAAGGATAAATGGATGATTCAAGGTAACGTAACAGCAATAGGCGATAGAGTACTTGTCACTGATATGTATTTTGGCGAACAAACTACATCAGGCGGCATTATTATTGCTAACGATGACGGTAAGACTCGTGGCATCTATCCACGTTGGGCTAGAGTATATGATAAAGGTCCTGAAAACAAAGACGAATACAATGTAGGTGATTGGATCCTTATTGAACACGGACGTTGGACTCGTGCTATGAAAGTTCAGTCTAACGGTGATGACGCTATTGAAATTCGTATGGTAGACGCTGACAACATTCTTGCAATGTCGGACAAGCGACCAGAAGGCGCAGTAATTGGTGCCGAATATGCAGATGGCGAACACGCTACTGTTAACCCTCAAGACTTTGTGAGAGCTTAATGACAAACGTATTTAAAGACATTGACACATTCGCGACGGCGTGTGACCAGCCACCAAGTACAGAAAACTATGCAATGTACTTAGATTTAATTACAGAAGAGTACGGTGAACTTAAAGAAGCAATTGAAGCAAGTGACAAAGTCGAACAGCTAGACGCACTAGTAGACATCCTAGTTGTTACTATGGGCGCAATACGTGCCGCAGGTTGGGACGGAGAAGCAGCCTGGAAAGAAGTAATGGATACAAACTTTGCTAAGATTGATTCAGAAACAGGTAAAGTACGCAAGCGTGAAGACGGCAAAGTACTAAAGCCCGAAGGATGGAAAGCCCCTGAGCTTGCACAATTCGTTAAATGAATCGATGGTTAACCTATTAATACCACAAGCACGTATATTAGAAAACAATAATAATCTTACACTAGGAATATGGCTGTCAGGTGGCGCTGACAGCAGCCTATTGTGTTATTTGTTAGCAAAACATATTAAAGATAATAATCTTCCTTATAAGTTACAACCTGTAACTATTCCTAAAAGACCAACTGATACACACTATGCAAACGTTTTAGAATTTGTAAAGAAAGAATTAGACTGTGCTGATTTATTTTGTACACCTATAGTTTATCATACAGATAACGGAAGTTATGAAACAAGTTTTGAAGAACTAAACCTTGATAATATTTCACAGGGAAAATACAATTGGATTTATACAGGAATAAATCAAACACCACCTCCAAACACTATAAATGAATACGCTAGTGAATTAGAACGAGTACGTTCGAACGACTCATTAAAAATGCTATTCATTAATGCTATTGTAGAACACGAAGGTACTTACTACGAATTTGGTGAGATAAGACCGTTCTTCAACGTAGACAAAAGATACCTAGCAACCCTATACCATCAAGAAGAGTTATTTGAAACTCTATTTCCTCTTACCAATAGTTGCAGTCAGCTAGACTTAGTTGATGATCACTGTGGCAAGTGTTGGTTCTGTAAAGAAAGAATTTGGGGTTTTGGTAAACTTTAACTTGACTTCTAGTCGTTTATACGCTATAATTAACTTATATTAAACGAGCGGCTATAGCTCAGCTGGATAGAGCACAAGTTTGCGGAACTTGAGGTCAGGAGTTCGAATCTCTTTAGCCGCGCCAAAAGGAGAACTAAATGGCTACACACGGTATGATTGACCTAGAAACACTAGGCGTAGAACCTGATAGTGTTATAATGACATTGGGTGCTATTAAGTTTAATCCTTTTACAGACGCAGAACCTCACAGTCCAATATACTTGCGAGGGGATATTGAAGATCAAACTGAAAACTTTAATCGTTCAGTCGATGACAATACACTTGCTTGGTGGGGAAGACAAGCACAAGAAATTCAAGACGAAGCATTTGGCGACCACGATGATCGGGTTACTGTTCCTGAAATGTTAAAAGTTCTTAACAAGTGGTGTGTAGGTTTAGATTATATTTGGTGCCAAGGTCCTACATTTGATTTTGTAATACTACAACATTTATATAAAGAAGCGCAAACACCTGTTCCGTGGAACTTTTGGCAAATTAGAGATAGCAGAACATTATTTGCTATGATGCCAAGTGACCCACGTAAAGCAATACAAGAAAGTCTCCATAACGCACTAGCTGATTGTTTTTATCAAGCAAAATGTGTACAACAGTCTTATAAGCATTTTGGAGTAACTAAGTGATCAAGGATGATACAGATAATCCTTGGGCTGTTATGATATGTCTTGATGGCAAAGATGATTGGATCTTTGTAACTGAAGACAAAGAAAGTTGCGATTGGGAGTTAAAACCTGTATTATTTAAAGATATAAATGATGCATTATTATTTGCTGATCAATACGTAGTTAGTGGCAAAGAAGAAAATGTACAAGTAGTAACCTATAATAAATAGAAAGAAAATAATATGACACCAGTACCTAAAGAAACAGATAGCGAAACAAAACGATTAATACAAGATTATCTTGACAAGGGCGGAAAGATTACACAGTTCCAAAGTGGGCTACGTTCTGAAGAAATTGATTTTAAAGGCGGCTTTTATCAAAGACGTAAAAAGAAGAAAGAAGAAAAAGAAGGTAAAAATGGTTAGATGGTATGATTATCCTACGGCTGTAGTTTATTCATATTTAATTATGTATTTTTTCTTTACAATTCCTATCTTTGGTGCTATAATAGCATATATGATATACGAATACTTATGGGAACATATGTATTGTCAATTTAGATTACAACAGGAAAACGAATGAAAGACTTATGGGTAGAAAAGTATCGTCCTAACACAGTAGACGGATATGTGTTTAGAGATGACGCACAGCGCAATCAAGTAAATAATTGGATTAAAGAAAAGACTATTCCGCATTTGCTGTTTAGTGGTAACGCAGGTATTGGTAAGACAACACTTGCGAAATTGTTGTTTAATGAATTAGATCTTAATCCGTTAGACGTGTTGGAGATAAACGCTAGTCGTACAAACAGTGTAGATGATGTTAGAGATAAAATTGTAAACTTTGTACAAATGATTCCGTTTGGTGACTTTAAAGTTGTACTACTTGACGAGGCTGACTATTTGTCGCCCAACGCTCAAGCAGCGTTGCGTGGTGTTATGGAGGAGTATCATACTACTGCACGTTTCATTCTTACTTGTAACTATCCAAATCGTATTATACCCGCTTTGCATAGTAGGTGTCAAGGTTTCCACATTGCTAAAATTGACCAAACTGAGTTCACAGCTAGAGTTGCTGAAATACTTATGACCGAAGGTGTTACTCCTGATTTGGATGTACTAGACACGTATGTAAAGGGTACATACCCGGACTTGCGTAAGTGCATTAACACAGTGCAAATGAACAGCGTAGACGGCGTCTTAAACAAGCCCAATGAAGGCGACACAGGCGAAAGCGACTGGAAGCTGGAAATGGTTGAACTGTTTAAAGCAGGTAAGATTCAAGCGGCACGTAAACTATTGTGTGGTGCAATTCGTCCAGAAGAGATGGAAGAAGTATATCGTTGGCTGTATGACAATATTGATTTGTTTGGTGATGCAGAACAACAAGATCAAGTAGTGCTAATTATTAAACAAGGACTAGTAGATCACACACTAGTTGTAGACCCAGAGATAAACTTGGCAGCAGTATTAATTAAAATAGCGAGGTTGTAGTGACATACTTAGTAACAGACAATTGCGTAATGTGTAAACATACTTCGTGTGTTGATGTTTGTCCGGTTGATTGTTTTTATGAAGGCGAAAACTTTTTAGCAATTAATCCAGATGAGTGTATTGACTGTGGAGTATGCGAGCCAGAGTGTCCTGTCGATGCGATTGTTCCTGACGATGCATTAAAAGGTGATGAGAGAGACTTTTGGATGAAACTCAACAGATCAGCGGCAGAGGCTTGGCCGGTGATTACAGAAAGTATAGCGCCACTACCAGACCACGAAAAATACACTGATGAACCAAATAAGTATAAAACATACGGCATCATACCGGCTGTGATCATTGATTAAAGGAAACCAATAAATGAATGTAAGACTAGTAAGTTATACTACCCCAACCGAAGAATTTAAAAACGAAGGATTAGAAAATGTACAGGACCTTATTGCGTTTTGTGCAAAGGTTTCAAACCCAGCTGCACAAGTTAACAAAGAGACTAGC